AACGAGGGCATCGAGGAAGCGGTCAAGAACTCCGCGACCTATCGCTTCATGGCACAGGTCAATAACTTCACGATGGCAGATGATCTTGCGAAAGAGCGCAAACGCTTCACGCAGGAGAACCTCGTCGCGGATGCGGAGGCAGGCGGTCTGCTCCTGTTCCCGAATACGTATCAGAACATCCAGCAGATCAAGAACACACCGTACACGGTCGACGCGGCTCAGATGGAGCTGATCAAGACGAACGTGTCAAACTACTTTGGCGTGAACGAACGCGTGATGCAGAACCTCGCAGCAGGGGATGAGCTCGACGCGTTCTTCAATGGGGCGATCGAGCCCTTCGCGATCCAGTTCTCCGAGGCGATGACGAAGGCCATCTTCACGGAGCGCGAACGCGCACAGGGCTCCTACCTGATCGCCAATGCAAATAGGCTGCAGTACATGAGCACGACCGCGAAGGTGCAGATGGCGAAGGAACTGCTCGACCGTGGTGTCATGACGATCAACGAAGCCCGCGAGCTGTTCAACTACGCAGACATGGAAGGCGGCGACGTCGCACCGATCAGGGGCGAGTACAAAGCAACCGATGACCTCACAGACGAGGAGGAAGGAGGCAGCGATGCCGAGTAAAGAAAGAGAATACCGCGAGATGATGCTCGCGATCGAGAAGAGAGACGAGGCTGAAGAACCCGAAGAGGAGCGCATGGTCGTCACAGGGTACGCCTCCACGTTCGACGATCCGTATCTGCTTTGGAAGGATGCAGACGTCGAAGTCTACGAGCAGGTCGACCGGCATGCGTTTGACGAGACCAACATGGACGACGTCATCATGCAGTACGACCACCAGGGGCGCGTCTTCGCACGTGTCCGCAATAACACTCTGACAGTAACCCCCGATGACAAGGGGTTATTTATTAGCGCCGATCTGTCCGGCACGGACATCGGTCGGGGACTGTACCAAGAGATCGCCGGAGGCTACACCGACAGGATGAGCTTTGGCTTCACTGTCGATGAAGACGAGCAGGTGATCAAGGAAGACAGCACCACCGGCAAGACGCACGTGCTCAGGACTATCCGGAAGGTCGGCAAGCTGTACGACGTAAGCGCAGTATCACTGCCCGCTAATCCGGGCACCAGCATCAGCGCACGGTTCCTTGACGGAGCGATCGAGGAAGCGAGAGCGGAGCGACTCAAAGCGCAGGAGCTGAGGGAGAAGCGCGAACAGATCATGAAGAGAGCCGAAGCTCTCGGAAAGGAACAGGCATGACAAGAGAAGAAGTCATGATCCTCGACATGGAGGGCTGTGAAGAGAGAGCCGCCAAGATCGCAGAAGAGACGCGTGACGCGTCCGAAGAGATCCTCGCGGAACTGTCCGCCGAGCTCGACATGATCGAAGAGAGAAAGAACATCATCAAAGCCGAAGCCGACGAGAAGAGGACGGCAATGGAAGAAGTCCTCGCGGGCGAAGGCGAAGTCATCGAAGAAAAACAGGAGGAAAGAAAAATGTCTGATGTCAAAGAAATCAGAAGCTCCAAAGAATACCTGAACGCGTGGGTCGAGTATCAGAAGGGCAGAGCAAACGAGGAACAGCGCGCTCTGCTGACCACAAATGCCGAAGAGAACGGCACCATCGCAGTCCCGACCTATGTCGAGGATAGAATCAACACGGCGTGGGAATCCAACGAGATCGTCAGACGCGCGAAGAAGTCCTACTTCAAGGGCAATCTCAAAGTCGGCTACGAAGCAAGCGCGGAAGGTGCTCAGGCACATTCGGAAGGCGGCGAGGCTATCACCGAAGAAAATCTCGTTATCGGATTCGTAGACCTGATCCCCGGCACACTCAAGAAAATGGTCAAATACTCGACTGAAGTCCTCGACATGAAGGGCGAAGCCTTCGTCGACTACATCGTGGACGAGATCGAGTATCAGCTCGCGAAGACCGCTGGCGACCTTATGGTTAGGGGCGCGATCAGCGTTGTCAGCCCGATGAAACAGGTCGTCGAAGCGGCTGGTTCTACTCTGACGACTGCCGACATCATCACGGCAGAAGGCAAGCTCGCGGGCGACGCGAATCCTGTCCTGATCACCACAAGAGCAAACGCGGCGGCTCTGAAGGCAGCGGTACTGTCCGCTGGTTACGGTTATGACCCGTTTGACGGCATGGACGTTGTCTACGTCGACGCGGCGGCTCTCAGCGGCAACCTTGCTGTCGTCGCAGACCTGAGCGCATGGCAGTTCAACTTCCCGAACGGCGACGAGCCGACCTTCGTGTTCGACGAGTACACTGAGGCGGCTTCCGACATCGTTCGCGTCATCGGTCGCGTGCTGGTCGGCATGGGTGTCGTCGCACCGTACAAGACGGTCATCATTGAGGCTGGCGAATAGTCGACACAGAACAAACAGCGAGCCGTCCATCGCGGGCGGCTCTATTCACTTTGAGGTAATGAGATGCTTGAACTTGTAAAGATGGCATTGCGCGTCAGCACGGATGCGTACGATGCACAACTGAATATGCTCATTGATGCTGCAGCGCAGGATCTCGGCATCGCTGGTGTCGTGAACATCGACACGGCTGACGATCCGATCATCCAGCAGGCCGTCTGCACGTACTGTGCGCTGAACTTCGGCACGCCCGATGATGCGGACCGTCTGAAGAAGGCGTACGACGAGCAGAAGGCGCAGTTGTCCATGCACACAGGGCACACGGACTGGGGTGAGGCAGATGTATGAGTCTGTTGCAACACTCCGCAAGGTGACCTACACGCAGGACGCGGCGCTCAACCAGGTCGCGGTGTATGAGGATCGCCAGGTCTTCGTCAAGCCGCGCTCTGTCTACTCAAACGACTTCTATCAGGCGGCGCAGAGCGGTCTGAAGCCGTCCGTGGTGCTCGTGCTCTTCGCTGGGGACTACGATGGCGAGAAGGTCGCCCTTTATGAGGGCAAAGAGTACACGGTCCTCAGAGCCTATCACAGGCCAGAGAAGGACGCGATCGAACTCACGCTGGAGGAGAGGACGGAAAATGGCGCGTAATTTTGCTGTTGAGGTGATGCAGATCCTGGACGACTATGCCGAGGAAGTGCGCGAAGTAGTTCGCAAAGACATCCAAAGCGTCGCCAGGGCGACAGCGAAGGAACTGCGGAACACATCACCACGGTCTGAGGGCGGTGGCGAGTATGCGAACGGATGGACAACAACACAGCAGGGGAACGGATGGGTCGTCTATAACAAGACGCGCCCACGGCTGACGCATCTGCTCGAGAAGGGGCACGTGGTCAGGCCGACGCCGAAGAATCCCGGCAAGAAGACTCGAGTCGAAGGCATCCCGCATATCGCTGACGCTGAGCAGGCAGCAGCAAAGGAACTCGTCAAGAGAGTCGAGGAGGATCTGAGCAAATGAGCATAGCAGAGACACTGCAGAGGGCGGGCATCCCTGTCGCGTACTCACACTTTAAGACGGCGGTCAATCCTCCGTTCATGGTGTACCTGGGCGCAGGGCAGGATCAGCTCGCAGGAGACAATACCGTCTACTGGCGCAAGAACGTCTATCAAGTCGAGTACTACTTCGAGAAGAAGGACGAAGCACTCGAAACAAGCATCGAAGACACGCTTCTCGCCGATGGCTGGGTGTTCGACAAATCGGAGGACACATTCATCGAGAGCGAGGGGCTGTTTGTAATCTATTATTCCGTTAACTAAGGAAGGAGGCCAACATATGGCTAACAAAGTCCTTTTTGGTTTCAGTGACCTGTACGTCGGCACCTACACAGTCGGCGAGAACAGCACTGTCACACTGGGCACTCCGTATCATCAGGCTGGCGCGGTCGGATTCAGTCCGGAAGCATCCAGCGATCAGAGCACGTTCTATGCGGACAACATCCCGTACTACGTGACCTACTCTGACGGCGCGATCGAGGGTGATCTCGAGGTCGCAATGTTCGACGATGTCTTCAAGACTCAGTTCCTCGGCTATCGTGCGATGGCTGACGGCGGTCTCGCTCAGGTCAAGGGCGCAACCAAGCCGAATGTCTACATCGCGTTCGAGGTCCAGGGCGATGCAGAGAAGCGTCGCGTGATCTTCTACAACGGCTCGTTCGGCGCGATCACTCGCGAGTACGCAACGACCGAAGACAGCGTCGAACCGCAGACCGAGAGCATCAGCGTCTCGTTCGCTGGCGACAACGCGACAGGCGTCACAATGGCGACCTACAAGCCCGGCGACACCGGCTACAGCACGCTGTTCACAGCACCGACTGCTCCGGCGTTCTAACTGCATATGGCAAACGAAGAGGGGCGGCTTCGGTCGTCCCTTTTTCGTGTATGCGGGCAGATAACACTAACAGGGGACAACTACCCACTAAGGAGATAAACGCCTCGCAAATCGACGATTTAGGGGCACGCGGAGGAAGTAAACATGGAGAAGAAAATCAAGCTGGACAGCAAGACCAGCATCACATTAAACAACAACGTCGGCTGGCTGTTCCTGTACAAGGATCAGTTCGGACGCGACATCGTGCCGACACTGGTGCCGGTGCTGAACGCTGGCATCGACCTCGTCTTCGGTGTGTACCGGGAGACAGGCGGCAAGATCAGCAAGGAGAGCATCATGCAGATCGACAC